GAACACCCGGTATAGGCGGCTGTAACACAAATTCAGACCCTTCCGGGATATTTCCGACAGTACCGACAGAATGGCATATAGCGTATACGTCACGGGTTGTAGCTGCGTCGGTAAACCGTATTTCTGCACGTACAGCGTACTGTATAGGGTTTCCGTCGTTATCCAGCACAACAGATGTAAGCGTATATCCTTGCGGTATTTTAACGCCGCTATCAGCCGTTATAGATAAAAGCCTTACAGCGTTTGTAGCTTCTGTACGCGTAAGCCCTCGTAATGTTAAATGATTATCTAAATCTTCGTCGTCGCAATACTGCGGAAACGCACTACGTAAAATACGGTCTTGGTTTTCTTCAAGCTGTATAATTTCAGCCGGGTTAGTTTTCATAGCGTCGTAGATAAAGTCGCCCGGCTCTTTGTGCCAGGTGTCCGGGATATTGCCGACCATACGTTTAGTAATATCGGTAGCGGTTTCAATAAACCGCGGTGTATATGCAGGTCGTTTAGCCATTTACTTTAACCCCCTTTACCTCAACTTGTTTATTGTATACGGTTACTAATTCCACGTCCGTATATACGCACTTTTCGCCGTTATCGTAGCCCGTATATACCGTAACGCTTGTAACCTCTCTGATACGGGGGTCATACCGTAACGCTTCTTTTGTTTCGCGTTCTATCTCGGACAGTCTTACAGCTTCGGGTAAATCTTGCCGTACAGCTATATCGTGAACACGACTACCGTATATATGATTTTTAGTAAAATCCTCGTAATCTGCGTATACCGAATATTTACCCAACTGCGTATTTAACGCTTTTTGTGCAATTATGGCCGCCGCTTCAGCACCTACAGCGGTTTTTACTGTACCGCCTACGCCTAAAGCAAATTGCCCGGTGTCCCAGTCAAATACAGGTGTTTTCTTTGTATCTGCCATACGTTAGCCCCCTTTAATAGTAGTTTGCAATAGCATACTTGACAGCACCGCCTACAGCTACAGGGTAGAGTATTACACGGTCCCCGGCTTTAAGCGGGCGCGTAAAAGCTCCGTGGCTATGTGTATTGCCATTGCTAAAGTTGCCGTCAATAGCTATGTAGGGTGGTATAAGTAGGTCAGCCGCCGTGTAGGCTCTGCCTATTCCTTGTACCTGGCAAGCTGTAGCACTTGTCATAACACCGACGGCGTTTGTGCTATTTACTTTTCCGATAATACCCCAGTGCTGTTTATCACTCCCGGCTACAGGCAATACGTAAAACGTGTCGCCCTTGCAGATAGGATATACACTAATGGGTATCGTGAATACAGAAGCGTCTAAGGCTATTTCTGTACCGTTAAGCACAAACGTAGTAGGGTCGGGGTCGCACGTTACAGCTGTGGCTATACGTAATTCGCCTACGCCCGGTGTGGGCGTTCCCCTTATTTGTTTCAATACATCTGTCGGCATATTTACACCCCCTACGCTTTACATACGGCGCACTGTAACGCACCTTTTTTCTTTGCCGCTTCCTTGTTTGTTTTTGTACACTTGCACCCCTCAATAACGGGACAGTTTGATTTATGATAAATCTTACCGTCTGGCTGAAGATATACAGGTGTTTCACTTTCCTTTTTACTCTCTTTCTTAACACCGCTGTCGGTCGTCGTTTTATCTGCGTCGGTTACCTGTATTTCGGGCAAGTCCGGGGCTGTGACTATATCCATAGACAATGTTACTAAGCTATCGGCTTCGATTACGTGTGTCACGTTACGGATATAATAGCCACCGACTAAACCTGTATTAGGTTCTTCAACATAAATAGCGTCACCGCTGTACAACCTCGGTATAAGCCCGTTAGGGTTAATGCCCTCTAATGTCATTGTAGTAGCAAGTTTTGATTTTTCTTTTAGCGTTTCTGCCGCTTGCTGGTTTAAGTCCACACTGTCGTCGCTTACTTCCTCAAACATTTGTGTATGTAGGTCGTATTCGTCGGCTACTGCGTCATTCGTCTTAACTACTATTTGCCCTGTTTCACGGTTTACCAGCTTAATACTCGTAAACGTATCTACAGCGCTGTCCGACTTGCTGGCGTTTGTAAGGTTAAATCCTGTCTTAAATACCCATATGTCGGTGGGTACGCTCCGCTCAAACATTACAACGGTTTTACTTACAGGGTCAAACCTGTACCAAAACTTACGCCCGTTAGCTTTTCGTGTTCGTGCCAGTGCGTCTACACATACTTTTTCAGCAGTTGCGTTAGGGTAGTACAGCTGGGGGAACACGGCTTCAGTATTAGCTATGTCGCCCAGCTGCACGCTTGCCCTTTCCGCTACAGCTGTAAATATCTGCGTAGCTGTTTGGTTTTTAAAGTAAAAGTCGTCGCTAAATCTGCTAAACGTAAACAATGGGTCATAAACGGTAAACTGTACGTCGCCCGTCGCTGTTCCGTCTTGTTTGCGTATTTTTCCGTAAAACCAACATTCACCGTCTTTTAAAATTTCAACGGGTTTACCTATTAGATTTTGCGGGTTTTTCTGTTGCTGTACTGAAAATTGCAATGTACAGCAATTAGCGTTAATTTGGTCTGTTATTGTAGGGGGTGCTGTCAACGCTCTTGTAACATCAGTACCCGCTATCGTCGCGGTAAAACTCATTGACGCACCCCCTAAATAGCTTCGCAATTTTCGGCGTCGCACCAACCGTAGACACGGTTAGCACCGCCACTACCGCCACCGCCTATAAGGTGGAAGGGGTGACTGCCATTATACACTATGGTACATTCACAAATAGCTTCCCCTCGTGTAGCTGCGGCTCTTGTGGCGTTTGCCGACGTATACACTGGACCACCCTTAAATTTTACGGTACTACCCTTAACGATTTCCTTTACTGGCTCTGGTACTGGCTCTGGCTCTCTTGTTTCTTCTGCCACAACCACCCCGGAAGATACCTGTATAGGCGTTATCGTTTTTTCCTCTTTAAAGGTAATATCGTAATATATGTCACCCTCAAAACCTTTAAATTTCCAGGTGAATTTAGACACCTTCATAGACTTGTTAATACCAGCGGCGGGTATAATAACCTGTAATACTGCCGCGTCCTCTACGTATGCTCCCGTATTGCCGCCTTTCCAGCTGCTTATTTGATTTCGGTAATCGGTAGGCTTTTTTAGCTCCGGGTATCTGCAATACCCGGCGTCATACCGTGCCGGGAAAAACGACGAAAAACTAAGAGTATCAAGCTCAACGCCATTGTAAAAGTCTATGTTACCTATATTTAAGACGGAAACGGTTGTAGGTGTTCCGCTCCCGTCGTCGTAGGTTATTTCTTCCGGGACTACCGGGATAGTAACATAAGCGCCGTCCGGGGCTTTTATCGTGATGTCTACATCTATTCCTAACTTCATAACAATACCCCCATATCTACGTCGCTTAATAACTCATTGTCCCCGCCCAGCTGTGCGTAAAGCTCTGCTAAGATTTCTTTTACAAGCTGTTTCGGGTCTTTGTCGCCGACGTTTTGTAAAATAAGATTTTCTATCATTACTTTAAGACCGCCGCCTGTGCGTCCCGTATTATTTGTAATCGGTCCGCTTGCCGCTATGTCCCCGGCTGTTCCGTTTCGGCTGAACGGCTCTACAGCTGTATCTGCTATCGTCTGGGCGTTAGCTTTAACTTTGTTAATAAGGCTAAGTAAGCCGTTTGCGAAGCCCTCGCCTGTGTATTCGCCGCTTTCAAAAAGTACACGGGACGGACTGTGTATAGCCAACGCCGAATTTATAGTAGATTTAACACTGTTAGCAATACTTTGAGCGGTAGCCATTATAGACCCACTCATAGACTGCATACCGTTATTTAAGCCTTGCATTATATTTACGCCACAACTGTACAAGTCGCAAGAATTAAGTGTACTTGTGATAGTCGCTATACCGTTTGCTACAACGCTGTTAGCGTTTGCCATTCCGTCGGTAAATGCCTGTACAACCTCTGTGCATTTGCTTGTAATAGCACTTGTATCAAGTGTACCGAATGACGCTAATATGTTTGACATACCGCTGTTTATAGCGCCCTGTGCCTGTGCTGACATATCGTTAGCAGCTGCTACAACGCTTCCCGTACCCGTTTGTATTCCAGCCGTTACGCCATTTGTGATATTTGTACCTAACGCGCTGGTCGTCGCCGTTGTGTCTACAGCGGCTAAACTTGTACTTAGACTTGTTGATATTCCGGGGCCTAAAGCCGCTGTACTGTCATATACAGCCCCGGCATTTGTAGTAATACCACTTGCTATAGAGTTCGTGGCGTTAGCTCCAAACGTGTTAAAGTCTGTTGTCCCGGACTGTAGCCCTTGTGTCATTGTTGCGGATATTTGCGACGTTGCATTAGACACCGTACCCAGGTTAGACGTTATCCCGGAAGCAGCGCCCTCTGTTAAAGAAGCACCGCCCTCTTTACCGCCACCGCCGAAAATGCTTTTTATACCGTCTAAAAGACCGCTGCCGATACCCTTTACTATCTGCCAGCCTACGTCCAGCCAGTTAGTATTAAGTATTACGTCTATAATAGCCGATACTAATTGTGGCACTGCCGCCACAAGTTGCGGAATTGCCTGTATAAGCCCACAAGCCAAAGTTACAATAATTTGTACCCCAGCTTGTAATATTTGCGGCAAATTCTGTATAATTGTCTGTAGAAACCCAGTAGCCGCACTTATAGCACCTTGTATTATGTAGGGTAATGACTGTACAATACCCTGTACAAGGGATATTACAACCTGTACCCCCGCTTGTAATATTTGTGGTATGCTCTGCCATACAGTATCTTGTATAGTGCGTATAAGCTGTACGGCTGCTTGTACAAGAGAGGGTAACGATTGCGCTATACCCTGTACAAACGACACTACAGCTTGTAAACCTGTTTGTATCAATGTCGGTAAGTTTTGTGTAATGCCTTGCGCCAACGCTAACAAAAGCTGCGTAGCCGTGTTCATAATATCGGGTGTGCGTTCAGCTATCCCCATTACAAACGACGATATACTTTGTACTGCAACTTGCATTATTTGAGGTAAACCCTGTGTAATGCCCTGGGCTAAACCTATAACTAAGTCTAAGCCCGTTAATATTACTTGCGGTATACACTGTGCCAGGCTCGTAAATATTTGTATCACGCCGCTTACAACGCTGGGCGTAATGGTTGATATAAGCCCCGGTAGTGCTGTCACAAGACTGTCTATAATAGATGTGGCTGCACTTAACAGACCGGGTAATACAGAATTAAGCAAACCCGGTAGCACCTGTGCTACGACGGGGGCTAACCCTTCTATAAGTTTACCTACCCCGGTTAATGCCGACTGTACTACGGGTATGACATTCTTACCAAACGTTAAGGCGCTGTCTACAAGATTATCTAAGCACCTGTTAAAGTCGTCGCCACCCGTTGTAAGTGCAACAAGCATATTGCCCCAGGCTGCTTTCATAGAGGAAGCAGACCCTTGTATAGTTGTCGCCGCTTCTTTCGCCGTTGTACCTGTTATATCCATATTTTCCTGTACAACGTGGATAGCTTCTACAATATCCGAAAATGAAGATATGTCAAACTTTTTCCCGGACAGCTTAGACGCGTCGGCTAACAGTCTTTCCATTTCTGTTTTTGTGCCGCCGTAACCCAGCTTTAAGTTATCCAGCATTGTATAGTTTTGTTTAGCGAAGCCCTGGTATGCGTTTTGTATCATATCCATACCAGTACCCATTTTGTTAGCGTTATCTGCCATATCGGTTATAGCTAAGTCTGCGTAGCTTGCCGCTTTAGCAGTGTCACCGCCTAAGCCCTGTAACAAACTCGCTGAAAAACTTGTAACGGTTTCCATATAATCATTAGCAGATAACCCGGCTGTCTTATACGCATTATTCGCGTAATTCTGCACAGTCCCGGCGTTATCTTTAAACAGGGTTTCTACACCGCCTACTAACTGTTCATAGTCACCAAATGCTTTAACCGACTGCGTAACAAGCGCCGTTACACCAGCCGCCCCGGCTGCCGCCGCAACGCCTAAGCCTTTTGCTGTGGTCTTTACAGCGTTACCTAAACCGCTTGCTACAGCGCTCCCGGCTGATTTCGCTAAACTGCCGATTTTTGATAGCCCGGTATGTAGGGCGTTAAAACTAACCCCGGCTACCTTTTTTAATGCGGCAAATAACCCGGAAGCCCCGGTTTTGCCGTCTGTAAAACTGTTCTTTAGACCTTTTAGCTTGTCACTTATTCCGCTTATTTTTATCTTAGCAAATTCTTTCATACTCTGCGTAAGATTTCGCACGGCGTTTACCGTGCTTGCGATACTGATTTTGCCTATGTTTTTAAGCGACGTAGCAAGTCCCTGTACGCCTGTTTTACCCTCTGTCAACGTACTTTTTAGCTGTTTTGTGCTGTTTACCATACCCGTAAACTTTTGCTTGCCTACAGCCTTTACGGACGCGACAAATAAAGACGCTTGCAGCTTCGCACTTACAAAGCCGTCTGCTACATTTGTTTTTAATGCACTACCGATATTATGTAGCGTACTCGGTAGCTGTTTTACGGTCTGCCAGCCCCTATTAAATGACTGAATAGCGTTTAAGGCTTTATTAGTAGACGTTACTATACCGTCTACAGGTGCTACAACGCTGTTTGCCGCCGTAGCCGCTTGTGAAGCAGATGTACTAAGCTCCTGTAAACCTTTTCCGTGAATTTTGCTTAGTCCTTTGTCAAGGTTTCCTACGGCTTGGTCGGCGGTGTTAAGTGTCTGCTTAAAAAGCTCTGCCGACTGTATAGCCGCTGACATAGGCGCGCTAAAATTATTCGTCATTTTTAGGGAAGCACCCATAGTAAACTCGGCCATTTTAACACCCCTTTACTTGGAAGCCTTATTTTTACGTGCTGCCTTGTTTTCTTCCTTTATTTTAAGAAGGGTGGCCTGGTATATAAATTCGCGTTCTAACGGGGGGCGGTTATACACGTCACCCGGCCACTTGCCTAAAGTGTTCCAGATGTACGCTAATAACTTTGCTTCCCTGTTAGATTTTAGCAGTTTTTTATTGCTTCTTCGTCCTTTTTAGCCTGTTTCTTTCCGAAGCCGCTTATATTCTGCACCGCTACAGCGAAATTTACAATTTCACCGGGCGACAGCAATACGCCTAAAGCCGCGTCTGCTGTATGTACGTTCAGCTTTTCCAGCAATGCCTTATTAGCGAATGTGAAATTACTGCGGTCGTCCTTATCCACCGCAAGCAACACGATTTTAACCATTAGTTTATCGTCGTCCACGTTTGTCTGTACCGCACCGTCTACAACGTCGATTTTCAGACAGTCGCGTTTTGCCTGTTTATACTCTGTGTGATTTATAGCACTAAAGGGAATAGTACCCAGCTTTTCGGTATCAAATTCACCTTTAGCAACGGCCGTAAGTTTGTCGTTATCAATGCCTAAAACATCTTCCAGCGACAAGTACGACGCTACCGTAGTTTCTTCCTCGCCTAAAATTTTTGCTTTTTCGTTTTTTGCTTCTGCCATAGTAAATTACCTACCTTTCTTAAAATAAAAGGGACGCATATTACCGCGTCCCGTTGTTTAATCAATACTGTTAATATACTCGTAATCGTCGAATGTAAAAGGAAATTCCGCGTCTACAATAGCGCCCAGCTCATACTTTGTAAGCTCTACACTGTCAAAAGACACACCCTTATACATAATAGCTTCTTCGCCCCTTGCGGTCGGGTCTGCCAGCTTTCCGATGTAGTTATACTTAGCCGTAGGATTTTCAGCCACTTTACGCTGTAGTCTGCTATCCAGCTTATGTATAGTCATTGTACCGCTGCCGCTGCCGCTCATAACTTTGTGACTATCCATAAACTTACCAGCCTGTTTTACGGCTTCCTTTTCAAATTCTACGGTAGTTTCAAAGCTCTGCGCACTCTGTATCTGTTGTCCGTTTTCGTCGTAGCAGTAACCATATAACCCGTTAATTACGTCGTTTACATCATACATAGTTTAGTACCTCGCTTTCCTTAGAAATTTACGCCGATAGTCTGATAAATACGCTCCATACTGTCTACAGGCGTAATATCAGCTACGAAGTATGCTTCATCAATAGCCGGGGTATATACCGCACTGTCGCCGTGATACTCCGGGTCTGGCTTATAATAACAACCGTCTTTGATAACCTCGTCATTGATAAGCGGTTTTAAATATTGTTCTTCAACAAGCGTAGCGTAACACTGGCGGG